CAGTAGGTGATTTACATTGGTATAAATTACAAGACATGTTACTTATAAAATACAGATGGACCGAAGGTGATACTGAATTTTGGGGTGGTGGGTTTCTCGATATATTATACGATTTAAATGTAGAGGTAAAGTTTGAGGAGTAGTATCTCCTCATTACATTTATCATGTAATAAATTAATTAACTAAATAATAAAAACATGACAAATTTTAAATTCACATTCAAGACAGATGCCGAGTATTATAAGGCAAAATTTACAGGTTACATTCCAGAGTATGAATGTGTTAGGATGACAGTAAAGAGATTAGGCGGTGGTACAATTGATTTCCCAATCCATAGTGAGGAAGAATTACATGATACAGTAAAACGTATGGAACATGAAATAATTGATATCTACCCATCAAAATCATTTTATGAGTGGGATGAGTATTAAAATTTCCCACTTACATTTACCCCATAATAAGTAATTAACTAACTAAATAAAAAGACATGTTAACAAAACAATCAAGACAATTCGAACAGTGGGCTGATGACAAAGATCGTTTAGCTAAGATCGCAGCCGAGAAACAGGCTAAAACCAAGAGAAACAGTGCATCATTGCTTCTAAAATTAGGAGTGACATTAGTAGTAATTGCGTGTTATGGATTCCTATATAATCAAGATACCGATTGGGCAATCATTTTAATATTCGGATCAATAGTAACAGCATATGGAGCTGTTAATTTAAAAGAATAGGCTCCAATAAGTTTCCAGTCTACATTTACAGTATAATAAAACATATAACTAACAAATAAACAAAAAAAGTATGAAAAATCAAGAAAACAACACAGCACAATTAGGTCGTCCAGTGAACATGAATTCAGCTCGTCAAATTAGATTAGCTGAGATAGCTGCTAAACGAGAAGCAGGTTTAATAAAACGTGGTCGTCCAATCACTCCATTATCAAATAATCAATTCAAGAAAGAGTGCCGAATGTTGAAAGAATCATTAGGTATAGAGATCAAACGTGGACGTCCAGTTAATAAGTTCTCAGTTCGTCAAACACGTTTGAATGATTTAGAAGCACGTCGTGCAAACGGGACATTAAAGTTAGGTCGTCCTAAAGCGATTGTAGTTGAAGTGCCTACTAAGGCTAAGAGCAAAGTAAAAGCAAAGGTAGTGGCTGAATAGCCATTACCAATTCAATTCGCCTGAGTAATCACATTCAAAAACAAATGACACATGACCAAATTAAAAACAGCTAAATCATCAAAATATACTCCAATACAATTCAGCTCATTCCATCGGGTGGCCAAATACCAAATAGAGTCACACGTTCACGCCTATCATATGGATGATGCTGGAAATGTGACGTATTACACCAAAATTCGATAATTCACCCAATTATATATTCCCTTCCGCACGGAGCCGCCTGTCACAAAAAGACGCGCGGCTTCCCGTGTTTCACAAAAAAATCACGGGTGTGAAAAAAATTTCAAAAGAGACGGTCGATAGCGGCCCGATCGCGACTCGTGCGCGGATTGCTCCCACGCTGGCCGCGGTCCCTCGGCGGTGCGGGTAGGGCCGTGTCTTAATCACACACACTCTCAACACGTATACGATTTTATACCCCACATCTCGTATATACAAATATAATATTTCAATGAACGTTTCAACACTATAAACATAATAAGGAAATCCCAAATTCCAAAATAACCCTTTTGTATGAAAGTATCGAGATCTTAAATTTTAACCTTTACGAGACTTTTTGGAAATCAACTTGTATATACAGAATGTCCTTACCACATTTACCGGTTATGAAAAATAAATAAACATAAAATGGAAAATTTAACAGGTAAAGACACATCGGAATTTTACGAGATGAACGCTCAACAAGTGCGAGATAACGTTCGATCAGCTAGAGGTTACGATTTTGTCGATGATGGAAATAATGCGTGGAATGTGCGCTATTTTAAGAAAAAATATGGTTCTAAAAAATCACCATTTTCTACGGGTCATATCTACATTTTACAAAATACGTCAGTGCCCGGTATTTTTAAGATTGGATTCACTGAGCGTTCGGTTGCCGATCGTTTAAACGAAATTAACTCTGCTACGGGTGTTATTACACCATGGCAAGTACGCGATTTTTGGTTTACTCAGGAACCTTATTTAGCCGAACAAGAAATCCACGATTTACTTTCAGATTATAGAGTAGAGGATAATCGCGAAGGTTTTGCGGTAAATTTTATGGTTGCGCGTGATGTGATTTTTAAAGTTTTAGGTATACCTAACGAGGATCTCGCGTAAATTATCAATTTATATATTTATTATTAAACAAATAAAATTTTAATATGGCAACATATCTATTTAAAGATGCTAACAAAGCAGCTTTTGTCAACGGTGTAAATAATTTATTTAAAGATAACGGTTTGGATCGTGAGATTTCTTCTACCGATTTACTTGATGCTATGCCTGGAAAGGCCGAGTTTACATTCTATATTACTGACGATCCACAAGAGGATGATATTTTGAAAAATGCTGAGAAAATAAAATATTTTACATTTCCATTTAGAGCGATCGATTTACAAGAAATGATTAAGGAATCCAAAAAATCATTAAAAAAATCCAAGAAATAATTTGGCGTTAAAACTGTCCCACGTATATTTAAACGTTGGAAGGGTTTGAAGCCCAAACAATTGAAAAATGAATGCGAAACGTTACAAACGTTTGCAAATGTTGACCAAACATCACACCAAACGTGTATATACGTATAAATGTATTAAAATATGAGGTATAAGGATCAAGTCTTAAATAAAATAAATCAATTAGAAAATTTAAATCGTACGTTGGATTTTCAACTTTCACGAGGTGAGAGTTCTGATTCGTTATTACAAACATTAAGTGACATGAAGGAAAAAATTGAGGATTTACGCTCAACTGTTTCTTTAGAACACGACGAGTTTTCTACGTACATTTAAATAAAAAAATAGGTTATGGTATTGAATGAAGAGCAATTGCTAGAAAACTGGCAACAATTTTTAGGTTACATTGAACAATATATCACAGGTGATCGTAAAAAACGGTTAATTGATTTTTATAATAAGTATGAAGAACGCTTTATATTATTACCTGCATCGCATAAACCAGCATATCACAATTGTTTCCCTGGAGGATATATCGAACATGTTAATCGTGTGGTATCAGCTAGTTTGGAGATAGATTCGGTTTGGAGAAAATTTGATGTAAAACCTACATATACTACTGAAGAGGTAGTATTTTCTGCTTTAAATCATGATTTAGGTAAATTCGGTACATTCGAACATGAGGCTGTTTTACCAAATCCGTCTGAATGGCATGTAAAAAATAGAGGTGAAATTTATACTTTTAATACTCAGATGGATTACATGACTGTTCCAGATCGTGGATTATGGTTATTATCTCAATTAGGTATTGAAGTTTCTAAAAATGAATGGTTAGCTATTAAACTACATGATGGTTTATATGATGAATCAAATAAATCTTATTTACTATCGTGGGGTCCAGAAACTAAATTACGTACATCATTACCATTTATTATCCACCAGGCTGATTTATTAGCAGCACGTATTGAATTTGAATGTGAGTGGTTAGATAAATTAAACGGAACTCCAGTTGAAGCTCCTAAACCGTCACCTTTAAAATATAAACAACAATCTCAAATATCAATACCAGAAAATTCAAATCTGAAAGATATAATGAGTAATTTCTTTGAATAATATGGAATTAATAATATACATTACTATTACTTTATTAATAGCATCAGGTTATGCTACTTTTAATATGTTTAGAAAAATGGAACGATTAGAAAAAATTGTTGATCAACAAAATCAATATATTACTAACATTTCTGAACTGATAGAATTATCAAATAAAAAAATAGGGGAGTCTGAAGTTGCGCAAGCATTTAAATCAGATGATGATATTGGTTTTTTCTTTGAGACATTACAAGAAATTCAAACTCAATTGAATTCTTTTAAAACTCGAAACAATTAATATGGATTTAATATCCCCTCCAGAAGAAGAGGTACTTTTAACTAAAAAAGGAACAATACGTAAACGTAAACCTAAAAAATCAATTCTATATTTTACTTCAGATACTGAAGAAGCAATTATAGAATATTTAGCCTCTAAAGATCAAGATAATCGTAATCATATATTTGATCAACGTATTGATTATGCTTTTCATAAATTAGCAGAAAATATCATTCATACATTTAAGTTTTATTATACTGATGTTGATACTATTAATGAGTTAAAACATGAAGTAGTAGCATTTCTTTTAGAAAAACTTCACCTATATGATCAATCTAAAGGTAAAGCGTATTCTTATTTTGGTACTATTGCTAAACGTTATTTAATTATATATAATGAAAAAAATTATAAAAAAATTAAAGGTAAAGGTACTTTAGAAGAAGTAGATGAGGATAAAATTATAGTTGAAGATTTGGTTCGTGAATCAAATAATGATGCTGATTTAAATGATTTTATTTCTTATTTTGTTCGTTATATGGATACTTATCTTGAAAAATATTTTCCAAGAATTCAAGATCAAAAAACAGCAGATGTTATTTTAGAATTATTTCGTAAACGTGAAAATTTAGAAATATTTAATAAAAAAGCCATTTATATTTACATTCGCGAAATGATAGATGTTGATACTTTTCAAATAACTAAAGTAATAAAAGTATTAAAAAAGGTATATTATAATTTATATAACGAATATTACGAAACAGGATTTGTAAAAATCTAAAAAAATATATTTATAATAAAATAAATATTATGGATTTTGAACAAAAAATATTCGGTCAAAAATCTTTTTCCGATTTATTAAAAAATATATACGATAATTCTCGAGAAAAAGAAAAACAAATAAAAGACTTAATTTCGGGATTAAAACCACTTGTGACCGATACTCAATCTGCTTTGATGGTTGTTCCATTAATTAAAGAATATCTTGACGTATCTGTTAAAAATGATGATTCATTAATCAAAATGGCAGGTATTGTACAACGCGCTATGAATAATAGTGGAAATGGTACTGATGACTTTTTAAGTGAAGCTGAGTTAGATCAAATACGAGGTGAAGTTCAAAAAATTGGTACTGAGATAGATAAACCCCTCCCAATAAATGAAGATTTCAAATAATTTAGGAGTTGTTGTTAGTAGTTTAGGTTCTACTGGAGGTGGTGCTTTACAAACATCTAATATTGGAAAAGTATTTCATGTTATTATAGACGAGAATTCAGTAGGTTTTACTGATTGGAGTAGTATTGGGAAGGTTTACTACGTTGATCCAAAATCACCATACCCATTAAAAGATAATTATAACAGTATTGAAGAATTAAATACATATGATAGCGCTATATCTTTATCTTCATCTAATAGATCTATTCCTGTTATAGGAGAGTTAATTTTAATAATAAATGCCCCCTCAAAATCTCCAAATAAACCTCAATCATATTATATAAATCATATAAATATATATAATAATACAAACCATAATTCTCAGGTTATATATAATAAAAAGGAAGATGGCACTGCTGATTTAGGATTAGGGATAATTGAAAAAAATGTAAGTAATTTATTTCCATTTGAAGGTGATAATATTATTAATGGGAGGTGGGGACATGGTATACGATTTAGTAGTACATTAAATGAAAATAATCTTGAAAACTTTTGGAGTATAACTGGTAAAAATGGAGATCCTATAACATTATTAGTTAATGGATATAATCCCTCTCCAGAATTAAAAGGAAAACCATATGTTGAAGATATAAATAATGATAAATCATCACTGTATTTAACTTCAACCCAAGCTATTCCTATTCAGATAGATAATAATATAGTTAATCCTTTATTTACTTCACAATTTCCTGAAAAATATTATGATTCTCAAGTTATATTAAGTGCAAATCGTATATTAATTAATTCAAATAAAGACGAAATATTATTATACTCTAAAACAAATACAAGTATATCGTCAAAAAATACAACCTTTATATCTGCGGCCCAAAATGTATTAATAAATGGTGGACAATATGTATTTTTAGGATTAAATAGCAATAATGGAAAACTTCCAACAGAACCTGTATTATTGGGTGATAAAACTATAACCTTACTTAACGATTTATTAACTAACTTAAAAACATTCTCCTCAGCATTAAATAATGCTATTGATAATTCATCTCGCCCATTACTATCAATTTCAGCTCCTGCTAGTTCATTAGAAGGTTCTATGGATGCTATAATTAAACAATTAGAAGGCATTAAATCTAAAAAAGTATATACAATATAATGGCTCTAGGAAATTCAAAAGTTGTAAAATCAACTAAAAAAGTTGGAGGTTTAATTCAAAGTGGATTAGAGCGTGTTGGTAAAACTATAAATAATTTAAATCAAATAATAATAGCTACCCAATCAGGATATGAAAGGGGAGAAGCTATTATAAAAGAAGAAGTAGCAACTAGACTTTTATTAAAGGGTCTTGAAATCGATCGTGATCAAGCTATAAAATTTTATAATAAAAGATTTGAAAAAGAAGAAATTGATAATGAACAATTAAAAGGTATATTAAAAGAAGTAAATAAAATATATGATGCTAGAGAAAAAATATATAATGATAGACTTGAAATTTTAAAAGAAGATAGAGATCAATTAAAATCATCATATAATGAATTATTAGCTAAAACTTATAGAGAAGTATCTCAACGAAAATTAAAACAACGTCAAGCTGAAAAGACTTCTAACAAAGATAAAGCAAATAGACCTAAACCAACAGAAATAATAGGATTTATATGCTCATTTGCTAATGTAATTATATCAAATATAGCTATTGGTAATAAAAAAATAGAAACTTTAGTTGATGATACTATTACTATAATTGAGAATGCTACTACAAAACAAGATATTGAAAAAGCAAAATTATTTAGGAATAATGCTTTAATAGTAATAGCAGCTAATAGAAAACGTCTTACTACAATCCAACAAGTAATAGATATTTTAAATATATTAGCTCCTTTAATTACTCCTATTGTTACCTTCTTTAAATTAAATCCTATCCCTTCAGCAGTTCCTCCGGGAGTTGGTGTTCCTTTAGGTACAATTACAACAATAAGTGATAAAACTAGAAAATTACAAGATATTATAGATTCATCATTATCTATAGTTTCGGTTTTAAGCAGTGTTGTTTCTAAATTAATAGATGATTTAGAATATCAAGAAAGTAGATTAAATCAAATAGGTAATATATTAGAACAAAATTTAAATAATCTATCAATCAATGATTTAAATGATTTATTATTATCTTCTTCTCAAGGATTAGGTTATTTAAGTGGATATGATTATAAAGGATTTAAATTTTTTATAAAAGAAGAAAATAATCCTAATTTTGTTGTTAAAGGTAATAAACGTAGATATGCAACCGCAGTTAATAAAGATGGCAATGATGTATTGCAAAGTTCATCTTCATTTACTTTAGAACCTGATGTGTTAGTTGAAGAATTAAAATTGCAGATAGACCAAAAGGGTCTCGTAGCTTAATATTTATAATCATGAAAGTAGACGTATTTAAAAAACTTATTAAAGAAGCTGTTCGTGAAGTTCTAAGAGAAGAACTATCACAAGTTAATCCTACTCAAATACAAGAAAACAGAACTATGAGTTTTACAACTCAAGATGTTGATATGGTAGCGTATAGACAAAATCTAGCAGCTAGTATGGGTTTAACCCCTCCATCCCAACCTAATACGAAATCAAAAGTTCAATCAACCGGAAATCCATATTTAGATATTATAGCTGAAACAGCTTCTACTATGACTTCCCAAGATTTAGCTGCGATGAGACAATATAACGAATAATCATGCCGATACCTCAAGTAGTAAGAATAGATCCTAGGGATTTAGATAAAAATAAAGCTATAGGGGTATCTATTCCTTTTAATGGGGGAGGAGTTTTTAAGAGTACATTTTCAACTAAAGATCAAATTAAATCTAATTTAATTAATCTTTTATTAACGTACAAAGGAGAAAGAGTATTAAATCCTCAATTTGGTGCTGATTTACCTAGATTATTATTTGAACCTATAAATAATGAAACATTATTAAAAATAGAAAATCAAATAGTAACTAGTGTGTCAACTTATATTCCTGAAATTACTATAACTAATATAGAAATAACACCAGATACTGATAAAAATACAATATATGTTAATGTTATTTACCAATTAAAACTCTCAGGAACAACAGATAATATAATAATTGACTTTTCAACATTACAATGATAAACGAAGATAAAAGTATTAAATATGTAAATAAATCATTTGGTGATTTTAAAGCATCTCTTCAAGAATTTGCAAAAACATACTTTCCAAACACATATAATGACTTTTCAGACGCATCTCCTGGGAGTATGTTTATTGAAATGGCTTCATATGTTGGTGATGTTTCTTCATTTTATATTGATTCTCAAATTCAGGAAAACTTTTTAAATTTAGCTAAAGAAAAAGAAAGTTTATATAATTTAGCTTATTCATTTGGGTATAGACCTAAATCATCATATGCTTCAACTACAAATATTGATATTTATCAATTAATCCCATCTGTAGGAGGTTCCCCAAATTTATCATATTCACTTCTAATCCCAGCTAATACTACAGTAACTAGCAATACTGATTTTTCTAAATTTATTACTATTGAAGATGTAGATTTTTCACATACTTCATCAGCAGAAATAACTTATTATAATACTGATTATTTTTTAATGAAAAAATCAGTTCCTGTAATTTCAGCAGAAATAAAAACGTATACTGCTAGTATATCCACCCCTACTAAATTTAATTCCTTTACTATAAATGATAGTAATATTCTTCAAATTTTAGAAGTTAAAGGAGATGATGGTGATAAATTTTATGAAGTTCCTTACCTAGCACAAAATGTTATATTTTCAGGTTCATTAAACCCATCATCAGGAAGTGATGGGATTAATTATCTAATGAATCTTCAACAAGTTCCTAAACGATTTGTTACTAGAATTAAAAATTCAGGTTCAATTGAATTGCAATTTGGAGCTGGGGTTGCTGATATCAATAATTCAGATACTGTAATTCTACCTACTCCAAATAATATCAATTTAGGATTAATATCCAGTATAGCAGATACCGCAGGAAATTATAATAAAGCATCTATTTTTTATACTAAAAGTTATGGTGTAGCGCCTTCTACTAATTTAAATATAAAATATTTAGTTGGAGGTGGTATAGAAGCTAATATCCCTGCTAATTCTTTAACTGCCTTAGATACTACATTATCTTCAGGTTGGTTTAAATATAGTCCATCTGATGCTGGAATAAAAACATTAATAATTAGTAATTTATTAATTAATAATCCATCACCTGCTACGGGAGGTAGAGGAGGAGATACAGTAGAGGAAATTCGTTTAAATACTTTAAATGCTTATACAGCACAAAATAGAGCAGTAACTAAAGAAGACTATATAATTAGAACTTTAAGTTTACCTTCCCAATATGGTAATATAGCAAAAGCTTATATTACACAAGAAATTTTTAACTCAACTGGTAATTTATTAAATAGTAATCCATTAAGTTTAGATTTATATGTTTTGGGATATAATTCAACTAAAAAATTAATTAATGCTAATACTACATTAAAAAATAATTTAAAAACATATCTTAATCAGTATAGAATGATTACTGATGCTATAAACATCAAAAACGCATTTTATATTAATATAGGAGTTGATTTTGAAATTAATGCTGATCCAAGCTATAATAATAAAGAATTATTATCTAATTGCATATCTCAAATAAAAGATTATTTTAACATAGACTCATGGCAGATAAATCAACCTGTGGTTATATCCGAGATTAATGCGCTTTTATTAAAAGTTCCTGGCGTTAGATCAATTCATAAAATAGAAATTACAAATAAACAAGGAGGAGATTATTCTCCATATGGATATGATATTATCTCATCTACTAGAAACAATATTGTATACCCTTCAATAGATCCTAGTATATTTGAAATTCGCTTCCCAGATAACGACATAAACGGTAGAGTAATTACATATTAAACATGGCAGTATATAAAATATTCCCCACTAAAGACGCTTCTATATATTCATATTATCCAACTAAAAATGCTGGATTGGATGAAATTTTAGATATAAGTTTATATGAATCTATTGAAAGTACAGCTGAAGTATCTAGAGCATTACTTGCTTTTTCAAATACTGAAATTACAGATATTTTATCTAATAAAATAGGTTCTTCTAATTATAAAGCATATTTAAAATTATATTTAGCAAATGCTTCTGAAATTCCATTAGATTATACTTTATATTGTCATCCAATATCAGGCTCCTGGGATATGGGAATAGGACGTGCAGCTAATATACCTTCTACTACAAATGGAGTAAGTTGGAAATATAAAAATACGATAAGTGGAAGTATATTTACTTCATCAGTTGCAAATGCTACTAATGCTTATAATGGATCTAATATTGGAGGTGGAAGTTGGTGGACTGGAAGTAATTTAATTGCTACTCAATCTTTTAATTATACAACCAATAAAGATATTGAGTTAGATGTCACCAATGCTGTTAGTTCTAGTTATTATCATGATGGATTTATTATTAAACATTCTAGTTCATTAGAATTTTTTACAAGTTCTGCATTTGAACTTAAATATTTTTCTACTGATACCCATACTATTTATCCTCCATGTTTAGAATTTAGATGGAATGATTTTTCTTATTCTACAGGATCACTAACAACAGTTCAATCAGATAATATATCTATCTCATTAGCAAATAATAAAGGCGAATTTCAAGAAGACTCAGTTAATCGTTTTAGAATAAATACAAGAGATAAATATCCTACTAGGACTTTTCAAACATCTTCATTATATACTAATAATAAATTATTACCTACATCTTCATATTATGCTGTAAAAGATATTAAAACTGAAGAATTTATAATAGACTTTGATACAACATTTACTAAACTATCAGCTGATTCAAGTGGTAATTATTTTGATTTACATATGAATGGTTTACAACCTGAAAGATATTATAATATAATAATTAAATCTACAGTAAGTGGAAGTACAATAGTACATGAAGATAATAATTATTTTAAAGTAGTAAGATAATGACTCAAATATCGTTTGATAAAAATGTTTTTGGCAAAGATAACTTTGAAAAAGTAGTTGATACTAGATTTAAACAGTTATTAGGAACTCAACAATCTCAAGGTGATATAACATTAAGTGATTTTTTTCAAATATATGAAGATTTATTTTTTCAAATCCCTAAAGAAGGAGATATAGAATCTCATAAATATATTTTAAATAAAACAGCTGAATATTTAGGAATTAAGTTAAGTGAAGAAAATGATATTCAAGCTTTGTTAAATGAAATTACAACTTTAAGAAGTGAGTTATTAGATGCTAATAAAACATTATTAGATTTAAATAAAAAATAATGGCCGATAATATTAAAATTATAGGGAATATAAATGATATTCAAAGAATATCTAGGATAAAAGATGAAGATCAAAATCTTTTAAATACTCAAATTATTAATCAAACATTTGGGTATAATAAAGATTACATAGAATTCTTTATATATGATCTAAATCAAAACCTAATATATTCTAATTTAGATTATAAAAATTTTAAATCAGCTAATAATTTTAATTTAAATCCTAATGGAAGTATTCCTGTAATAGAAATAGATCCTGTTAGTGATATCCAATCCCTAAATTACATTTCAGGTGAGTTTTTATCTCAATATAATTTTTTTAAATCTACTTCATTAGACCCTTCTATAAATTTATTTATTCAAGAAATATCTGATGATCGTACTGAAATAAGAATCAATTCAGCTGATATAGCATCAGATAATTTAGTTACTAGAGGAAATTCTATAATTGATTCAGTAACCAATTCAGTAGAACAAAAATCATTTTTATTAAACCAATCTAATAATACTCAAATATTAATAGTTAATGCTATAATAGATGAAAACTCTCAAACTCCTAGTATATTATTAAAATTATATGAACCTTTATCGTTAAATGTTGATTTAAAATCAACAGTATGGGTATCGGAAGAAATTATTGAACCTTATGTTTTTAACATAAATTTGGATACTTCAATAATTCCTGATCCTATTCCCCAATTAAAAGGTCCAAATTTCGATATTGATATAGATATAAAACAGAATTTAGGGACTAAATATGAAAATTATTCATCATTAGTATCTTCATTAACTGGCTCATCATATCGTCAAGTATTAAATTATATGAATGATTTATCATATGATTTAAATATAGATTATACCTCATTTAATAATTTTATCCATTTTAGCTCAGCTGAAAAACGTTTAGGAATATTTTATAATAAAGTAAAACAAATTGAAGATTATAATAATAATATAAATGTAATAACTGGTTCTACAAATATTTTAAAAAATGAACAAACAGCATCAATTAAACAAAATATTGATGATATTGTTTCTAAATTTGATGGATTTGAAAATTATTTATATTATGAATCATCTTCATATGCTTGGCCTAAAATAACCTCAGCAAAACCATTTATATTAGCTACTACAGCTTCAGCTAATGTTTGGTACAGTAATTATACTTCATCAGCTAATGAGTATGATGAAGATAATTTAGACTATTTATATAACATTGCCCCAGCATATGTAAAAAATGATCCATTAAACTATCAATCATATTATACTTTTACTGATATGATTGGTCATTATTTTGATAATATATGGATTTATATTACATCAATTAATGAACTATACAATGCCGATAACAATCTTGAAAAGGGTGTTTCTAAAGATATTGTATATGATGCTTTACGTTCGTTAGGTGTTAAATTATATAATAGTAAAGGAGACAATGATTTTAAAGATTATATTGGAGGAATCAATAGTGGCAGTACATTATTTACAAATAATTTTTCTACAACAAGCAGTTATTTAAATAACATACCTAAAAAGGATTTATTAGCTGAAACATTTAAAAGAATATATCATAATATACCTTTGTTATCTAAAACAAAAGGCACATCAGTTGGTTTACAAGACTTAATAACAACATTTGGTGTTACAAGTAGCATATTTTCCCCAAATGAATTTGGAGGTTCTAATAAGAAAAATCAATTAAAAGGATATGATAATGATAAAATTACAATTCAAAATAATACTATAACTGGTAGTGTTTTATCACCATTTATATCATTACAACAACCATTTACAGCTTCATCTGATTTTACATCAACAGATTTGCATTTTGTAGATTTATCATTTAGCCCACAAACCGAATTAAACTCTAGGGTTTCTGCTTCAATTGCTGTAACTTATCCTACATTTTCATTAGATGAATATATTGGAGATCCTAGATTAATGGCTTCATCATCGTATGATGATTTAATCACCCAACAAAATTATTTTATTTCTGCTAGTTCAGCTATATCAGGTAGTGCAAAACGTTTAGATTATAAAGGATTTATTGAATTAGTAAAATATTTTGATAATAGTTTATTTAAAATGTTAAAAGATTTTGTTCCTGCTAGAACAAACGCTCTAACAGGTATAACAATTAAATCTCCTGCATTAGAAAGAAATAAAGTACCTATATACCATCCTAAAGTAACAAAAGAAACAACATATGATGCTAAATATAGTGGTCCAACTATTACTGAGGATAAAACATACCACTATAATAAAATAACAGGTAATAAATTTTCATTTTATACTGGTGAGTTTACCGGTTCGTATGTTAATATAAACGATGTATTTGAGAGTTCAAATCCTAATCCATATCTTCATCCAACAAATTCAATTGACATAAATAAATTTAATCATACTGATTTTAATGTAACATTGAATAATGTTTCTTCAAGTGTATCTTCTAATTCAAGGAAGAAACTAGAAAAAATTTATGTTTCTTTAAATAATAATATCTTTTTATCAAGTTCATTTAATGAATACACATCAGACGCTGAATTACAAGAAAGTAATTTATCGTTAAATGGATTTCAAAATTCACGTTACAATGGAACTAAAATTTCAAGTTTAAAACTTAATACATATAGTCCAGCATCTAATGCCTATTCAGGAGATAATTCTTATGGTAAAACAGCTGTTATTGATCATAATACTAGAAAATTAGGTTTATTTTATCAGATTGCTACTAATCCTTATTTTAACTATCCTTCTAGAAATAATGTGTTTATAAAATACCTTGTTGATGAAAATGGAAACTTAACTGAATTAAATAAGAAAAATAAAAATTGGAATGAAGTACAAAATATTTTTAAATCTGGGGAATTACTAGCAGTAGCTCAATTCGACAATTCAAGAGACTCAGGTATAGTTAAAACTACTCAGAAATCAACAGATGGTAATAAACCTATATATAATAGTGGGTATTCTTATTTCCCTATAATATATGCTAGTTCTACAGATAAAGAATTATATTTTAATTATACTGGAGATACTAAATCTAAATTATTCAGAATAGTAACTTCGGGTGGATTTATAAGTGGAAGTAGTAGTAATAAATATCCTATTAATAGTGGTAAAATATTTAAACTATTTCAAAATGGTACTGATACATTTGATACTGAATTTAGTGATGGTAATGCTTTTTATAAAACTAGTGGTAGTTTAAATATGTTTTCAACTTATAGTATTCAAGAAACTAGTAAACAACAATTTAATGCTAATTTCTCAGTAAATGTAGAATTCCCATCTATTAATCTTTCTGGTTCATTTACATTTAATATTAATAAAGTAGGAACTTTAACTCCCTTAGCTTCCCAATCCTTATCTATAGTTTCTGGATTTACATCAAGAATAAACACAGTTTATAAATATTTTAAAAAAACAGATAACGACCTATACTATAATCCTCCCCAAGATATTAAAGTATATGATGGGAGTGGAACTTATGTAGAAACTTTAACAACTTTAACAACATTACGTAAAGTTTTAACATCCCCTGAACTAACTAGTTATGATTATAATAATCCCTGTAACTTTATTACATCTACAGAATTTTACATAACTGACGCAGATTATTTATCTGCTGAGAGTATTTTAGGATGTAATGATACATATGTATTAGGTACCCCTAAACTATATGAATATCCAACATCAAAATTATCAGATATTTTAACTTTTAAAGTATCTACTCCATCTACCCCATTTACAGTAGATGATAAAATTAGTTATGAATTTATAACAGGGAGTAATGGGTTCAATACTACTAATTTTACAGCATCTATATTAGCTGGTGGTTCATTTTCTAATCAATTATCTGAATATCAAGTAGGAAGTAATCCATTTGCTACATCTTCATTATCTCCCTTTATATCTGGCTCATTAAATAATACTTTAATATTAAATAGTTCATTAAGTTATTTTAAAGATTATTTATTTATGCCTACTGGAAGTGCTCCTATAACTAAAAATTCTTTATTTGATACTTATGGTGATGTTGATTATAATTTTTCACCTAAAGCTGGAGATTTTATATCTATATATTATTCAGGGGGATATTTTGAGTCTTCTATTTTAAATGTTTATACTGATATTTCAGGAAAAATAAATCTAACAGTATCATCAGAATTACCTAGTAATTTAACTAAATTAGCTTTTGCTAATGGTGATATAACTAAATTTATAATATTAAGTAAAGTAGATGATGAAACTAACTTAATATTAACATTTGATAAAAAACCAGGAAATACATCTTTAGGATTTATTATTCCTAATAATTTACATCCTGATGTGTTAGCTAATATAGATGTTATAACTAAAGAAGTAAAACAGAAATTAATTGATTTAGGAACAAATAGTGGTGGAGGTACATTTTAATTAAAAAAATTATAAAATATATATATTTATACGAAAATAATAAATAAATTATGGCAATTTTAAATAACACTACAGTAACCGTAGATGCTATATTAACTAAAAAGGGACGTGAATTATTAGCAAGAAATGACGGTTCTTTTCAAATAACCCAATTTTCATTAGCTGATGATGAAATTGATTATACTTTATATAATCCTACTCATCCATCCGGATCAGCATTTTATGGCGAAGCTATTGAAGCTATGCCTATGTTAGAAGCATTTCCTGATGAAGCTCAAATAATGCGTTATAAATTAGTTACTTTACCTCGTGGCACTTCAAAATTACCTGTTATTTCATTAGGTTACAATACAATTTCATTACGCCAAGGTGCTAGTTTAACTATTACTCCTCAAACATTAAATTATTTAGGAGCTACTTCAACCTTTGAAGCTAACGGTTATACAGCAACAATATCAGACATTAGATTATTATCTGATTTCAGTGGAGTCGGTGTTACAACTACTACCCCTACAACCGATGCTAATACAACTACTGGTACTAAATTAAGTAAATCTGTTCTTGGAACTTCATTTACACTATCAGGTACTACAATTAATACCTTATTTGGTACTTCAACAACTCAATTATCAACTACAATAACAGTAGTTGGTAGAGATTCTGGTGCTAGAATTACAATCCCAGTAAACATAATTAAAGTAAATAACCTATAATATGTCATTTGTTAGATATAATACTGATGATTCAGTAATAAGTTCAGAAACAGTAGTAAGAGGAATGTGGACAGCAGATACTGCTAGTTTAACTGCATTCTTTACATCTAGTTTAGTTACTAGTTCATATCACTTAAATGTATATGATACATCAACTACCTCATCTCTTCAATTTGCTATTCAATATGGCCATTTAAATGGAAGTGGATCATCAGATATAAATTCAGCAGTAGCTGATATTACTCCGACTCGTATTACTTATGGCCAATATAGAAGTTTAATTTATAATGATGAAAATTCATCATTTAATTTTGGGGGTATAACATCTAAAGATTTCTTTGCTTTAAATATTGCTCGCTCTCGCTTTAAAGAATCAATTAAGCCAGGCTCATTAGCTCTAAAATTATCGGGTTCTAGTGGAGGTTTAACTACATTAACTTTAACTGATGATAGTATAACAAATGGATCTGTTACTAATTTTATTGGATCTAATCGTTATTATACTTTAATTTCAGGTAGTACAGGTACAGCTGCAACATCATTAGCTGGTATTTCTGGTAGTTATGGTTTATTATTTCCTGATTTGGGAGTTATATTATTAAATCCATTAGCATTATCGTTAAGTTCAGGTAGTGGAGGTATAGGTTTAAGTATAAATACAGGTAATGGAACATCAGGTAATCCAAATTTAGCAAGTATGTATACTGCTATTAGTGGATCTGGTGCTAAATCATTTACATTACAATCTCAAGAAACCGTGTCATCACGTTATTTCTTTACTAGAGTTAAAAATAACGAATTTAACTATACAACAAATCCTTCAGTTATAAATGATAGTGGTAGCTTATTATATGATACATTAATTGATAACCCACAGACTTATATGACTACTGTAGGTATGTATAATGATAATAATGAATTAGTAGCTGTTGCTAAACTATCTCGTCCTTTAATTAAAGACTTTACTAAAGAAGCATTAATTAGAGTTAAATTAGACTATTAAAAAACTATTATAAATGGCTTCATTTAAAAGATTGAAGAGATCGGATGTAATTTCCGTTCCATATGTAGCCAATAAAAATTGGGTTTTTGATTATTGTCCCTATCCTAAAGACCAGTATATCAAGTTATATAAAGGAACCAACGTAACTGGTTCCTTTTCAACTAAATACGATTCAGTCACAGAAGGCCAATATGAAAGACTAATCTATTCACAGATAAATCATTTATTTTATCAAAATTATTCATCTAGTAATCAAAATCTGAATACTAGTTCTTTAATGTCTTCATTGTATTATGATGGAGCTTCTCAAAACCGATTAACTGGATCTTACTTTAACTATAATGATAACCCGGGATTGATTAAAACTCTTCCTACGGGTGCTATGGAAGGTATTCGTATATTAGCTATAAATCAAGATTTATACGGTCAACAAGTATTACCATATGCATTTGAATTATCATCTTCTGTTTATTATGTTAAAGATGACGGTATAGGTAACTTAATTGATTATAAAAATTCTAATACCTATATTGGTAATATTTTTTATTCTCATGGTCTTGCTGTAGTAACACATCAGGATTACCAATTGATGTGGCCTTTACCCCCACTAGCCCAATTCAAACAAGTTGAATTTTTAGATACCGACAGCCCGAAATTTATAGATTTAAATACATCTATTGATGGGAGAGGAAATCAAATCAATACTTCCTCTTTATCTGTTTCTGGTCCATATGCTGATTTATGTACTATTTCTCCTAATGGGACTTTAATCTTTAGTGGCACAGATCCTGGAATATATACTATTTATTATACTTTTGATGCCATAGTAGTTGATTCATCATGTGGACTTGAAAATAAAACCCTTACAAGTAACCAAGGAATACTAGAAATAATAATAAAATCTAATTGTGGATTTAATGTATCAGTAGTAGAGACTACTGTAACACCAGCCCCTACAACATCCCCAACTCCTGGACCAACATCTGCCCCAACAACTTCACCAACTACTTCACCTACAACAGTACCTACTCCAGCTCCAGGATCTACCCCAACTCCAACAACTGCTCCTACTACAGCTCCAACTACGGCGCCTACGACAGCACCTACAACTGCTCCAACAACAGTACCTACACCTTCTCCTATCCCACCAACATATACATTATTAACAAGATGTGGTGACTTTAGTTCAGGATGGTACTGGGCAGGTGGTGGAACTTTAGGAGAAGCTGATTTAGTTTATTCAGCTGGTGGATATTGTTATTTTGTAGCTGGTTCAACAATTGATTTAACTGGATTAACCCCAATTTATGGTACTTTAAATAATTGTCCTGATGGATGCTATTAATATATAAATGAAACAATTTACAGTAACACTTACAGTTAATAATAATTCAGGTCCCTTCAATATATATTATATTGATCCGACTGGAACTTATATTGCTCTGAAAGCCTCTGATTTATCTCAGGCAGTTGATATAAGTGCGGCTGAATTAACTAGTGGATTTTCAATATATACTAGTGATGATTTAACTTCTATTGATGTATTAAATAATAAACCAACTTGTAATAGTGTTGTAAGTACACCTTATCCAATACCATCACCAACACCAGCACCATCAACATCCCCAACAACCTCACCAACTACATCACCTACAACTGCTCCTACTACATCTCCTAGTACGGCCCCCACAACATCACCTACTACTTCTCCAAGTACGGCTCCAACAACATCCCCAACAACGGCTCCTAGTACGGCTCCAACAACTGCTCCTACAACAGCACCTTCAACTACAGCTCCAACAACGGCACCTTCAACATCGCCTACAACGTCTCCTACAACGGCCCCGACAACAGCACCTTCAACTACAGCTCCAACAACGGCGCCTTCAACAGCACCTACAACGGCTCCGAGTACGGCTCCAACTACTGCTCCAACTGCAGCCCCAGGATCAACTCCTCCTCCAACTACGGCCCCAACCGAAGCTCCGACAACGGCTCCAACTACAGCACCTACAACGGCTCCAACAACGGCTCCGAGCACAGCTCCTACAACGGCTCCAACAACGGCACCTTCAACAGCTCCTACAACGGCTCCAACAACGGCACCTTCAACTATAGCTCCAACCACAGCACCTTCAACAGCTCCTACAACTGCTCCAACTGCAGCCCCAGGATCAACTCCTCCTCCAACCACAGCTCCAAGTACAGCTCCAACCGAATCCCCAACAACTGCACCTAGTACAGCACCTACAACTGCTCCGACAACGGCTCCTAGTACGGCTCCAACAACGGCCCCAACTGCGGCTCCAGGATCAACTCCTCCTCCAACTACGGCCCCAACCGAAGCTCCGACAACGGCTCCAACTACAGCACCTACAACGGCTCCAACAACGGCTCCAACCACTGCACCTACATCTGCTCCAGGATCAACTCCACCTCCAACCGAAGCTCCAACTACAGCTCCAAGTACTGCTCCAACGACATCCCCTACAACAGCACCTAGTACAGCTCCTACAACGGCTCCAACCACAGCACCTAGTACGGCTCCAACCACAGCTCCAAGTACGGCTCCAACTACGGCACCTACAACGGCACCAACTACTGCTCCTACATCTGCTCCTGTAGTACCTCCATTTACAATTCCAAGTTTAACACTTGATTGTAATGTAGGAACTATGTCTGTAACAGCATCAAACGGAGTACCTCCATATCAATTTAGTGCTGATGGTGGATTTACATATTTTGAAGCTCCATCTTCGGGAAGTAGTTATTTATTTAGTGGATTATCAGGAATTATAAACCCATGGGTTAGAGATTCAACTGGAAATATATATAGATATGAACAACTTGATTGTGGTCCTCTTAATGTAACCTTTATACCATCTTATCTAACATCTAATGCAGCTGGTGAAATATTACAAGGTGCTACTTACTATACAGATGAATTCCAAGTACAAAGTTCAAAAGGCGCTACAATAAGTGTTTCAGGAATACCAGATGCTGGAACTAATACTAGCTTTATAGGATGGTCTTATTACCCATCTGATATACCTAATCCAGTTATTACAGCAAATACAAATTATACTCATACTGTTAAAGGTAATGATTATATATATGGTATATTTAAAGATACGGATGTTACTGCAATTCCATTCTGTTTTGCTTTATCGTTAAACAATACATTAACTGATAGTGAATTAGCTTGGTTCTGTGAAGCTTGTAGAACTCCAACAAATGTATTCTTTAGTACTCCAGCATTAGCCGCTGTAGGTAATGATCCATCAAGAATTGCAGTATGGTATAAAAATCCAGAATTAACAACTCCCGCAGATAATGGATTCTATAAACAACAATCATCACCACTTGGATCTACTATATTTATATTAAATAGTGGTGCCCCATCAGAATTTGCTAAAGTTTGTGATACATCAATAATAGAAAAAGCACCAGTTAATTGTTAATAAAAACATAAAAAAATGCCATTAAGTTATTCTACAACTATTTCTTATTTAAGTTCAGATTTTAGTTTTGCTAATGCCCAATCCATTAATGGAACTAATAAATATAATAATAAGAAAAAAGAATTAGTAGTTACTTCAGGGGCTGCTACTTATGGATATGTTAAACTTCAAATAACTCTTACAGGGAGTAACATTACATATGGTGCTGTTACTTTTTCAACATCTAATGAGTCTCCAATATCAATAGGTCAAAATTTAGATGATGTTTTTTATCCATGTGCTTTAGGTAGTCCTAATGGTTATGAGATTTCTTTACAAGTTGGAGTTCCTAAAACAATATATGTTATTGTTAATCCTAATTCAAATAAAACAACTAAAAAAATAAATGTTGTAACAGCTGTTGGAGTAAGTACTGCATCTGCAGCATCAATTGATATTCAATATGATTGTATAGTTCCATTATATGAATACTCTGCTGGAGTTCACGTATATTCTCCATACGATGCTGCTAATTCATCTAAGCTAACAGCTAAATTATATTCAAAAACACAAATAGGAACAGGAGATTCAAACCCATTCCCAGTAAACCATAAATTGTGGGCTTTACCTGATTTTAGTCATCCGGCGTACCCATATTATTATTTAATTCCTAGTAATAATAATGTTATTAAAATAGGAGGTCCGTATGATAGAACATTTGGTACTAAACTTTATTATAGAGCAACCCATAGTGGGTGGGCTGCTCTTTGGGGTAAAGATCCTTCCGTAATAGTAGAAGAAGAAGGTCCTAATGATTATGAAGGAGCTACTACTGTTTCTGCATGTGTATTTCCATTAATGACTGATATAGGAAAAGTTAAAAGTTGGTTACATAAATCAACCTATACAAGACCTACATTATACCAATATATTACAGGGTATCATAGTTCTGTTAAAGAAGCTTCTAATGATAATTTCTTTGCTAAGTGGGTATTTAGTAATAATAAATTTCATGCTCTTACTGGTAGACGTCATAATATGCTTAGGTTATCCTCTGGATATAAAAGAGGGTTTGCTTCTGATGTGGCTTTTAGTAATAATTTTGAAGTATCACATTTAATAGCTGGGGGTGTAGCTTTAGGAGCCG